GGTCTCCGACCCCGACAAATTGCGTGGGGCGGTGACGTGATAACCGTAGTTCAGCGCGCATTCTTCGCGATTCGCGCCCGCGTTTGAGGAAACCTGATGGCTCTTGACGAGTACGACGACGACGCCGCCTTGCTGGCGGAACTAGAAAGCGAGACCCCGGACCAGGGCGAGCCGAGCGCGGAAGCGCCAAAACCGCCCAAGGAAAAGCCCGAACTCCAAACGGAGTCCGAACCGCCGACGGACGCGGACGGCGAAGAGGAACCGTATGGGCGACGGGTGCAAAAGCGGATTAACCAGCTCACGAAGAAAACTCGGGAACTGGAACAGGAAACGCAGTTTTGGCGAGAGAAAGTCCTGGCTTTGGAGGAACAAACCAAAGCGCAGATGGCGGACACCTTTGCCAAGGAACTCAGTCAGTCCGAACAGCAGTTGACCGCGCAAATTGACTCAGCCCGCGCCGCGAAACGCAAGGCGATTGAAGAGGGCGATATCGACGCGCAAATTCGGTCGGACGATCAGTTGCTGGATTTGCGGGAACAGTTGGCGGAAAAGCGGCGGAAAGCGGAAGCGCTCAAGCAGCAACCCGCCGAGGAATCCGTCAAACCCAAACCCGCGCCGGTCACTCAAGACCCCGCCGCGAACCTGCCGGAAGGCACGCGGCAATGGTTGAAGGGTAATCCGTGGTTCTTGGATGGCGCGGATCCCCGCGCGGCGGAAATCGCCAGGACGCTGGACGTGGAATTGCAAGAGGAAGGGTATAGCCCGGATGACCCGGAAATGTACGTGGAATTGGATAAGCGGTTGAGCGCCGTGGTGCCGCGTCGGGCGAAGACCGCCCCCGCCAAGCCGCCCGCGCCCACCGCCGCGAGACCTCCCCGTTCGCCGGTGGCGGCATCGTCCGCCGACGGACAAGGCCCGGCTCCGACCAAGCCCACGCGCCGGCTCACGCAAGACGACTTGGTGAAAATGCGCCAGTGGGGATTTGACCCGCGCACCGAGTCCGACCGTCGTGCTTGGCTCAAGCGTAACGACCTCTAACCGCTCCAGGAATCTTGCCAGATGGCTACCTTACCGTTGAATCAAGCGCCCGTGAAAGGCGCGCAAGCTCCCGCGCAGACTGCGTTGCAGTCAGAGCGCGCTCTCACCGATCCCCACGGGGACGCGGACGTTCACGGCGCTCACGACGCCGACGATGAATGGGAAACCGTCATGCGCACCAAAGCGCCGCCACCCCGCCCTGGCTACGCCCAGCGCTGGGTTCGATTGATGGTCCACGGTCAGGAAGACCCCGCCAACGTCATGCGCAAGCGCAATGAAGGTTGGGCTCCCCGCCCCGCTCAGTCGCTCCCACCGGGGTTTTTCGCCCCGATTGTCGAGCACGCCAGCATGGGCAACGTCATCATCAATGGTGACATGATTCTGATGGAACGCCCGCAAGCAATTCACGACAAGCAAGCCCGGCACCATCAAAAACTGACTTCGCTGCAAGCGCAAAGCATCGACCGCTACCTGGCGCAACACATTCCAGGAGGGCACGGCTTTGGGCAAGGTGAAGTCTCGGAATTCAGTCGGAAGACCACGACCGGTCGCCGACCCAAGATCGCGGACGATTGAAGTCCGCATGAAATCAATTTTGTAGGAGAAGCATTATGGCTAATGTGAATGGGCCTTTCGGCCTACGTCCCGTCCGCAAGTTGGGCGGTGGCGAGATCACGCAGAATGAGTACAGCATCGCCACCGCTTACGGGACCGCGATTTACACGGGCGACGTGGTGGAGATGACGGGAACCGGGCGTGATATCGGCAAGGCTGCCGCCGCCAATGCCGACAATATCGGCGTGTTTCGCGGCTGCTCGTATGTGGACGCCAACGGCAGGTGGACCTTCTCGCCTTATTGGCCCGGCGTGTCCGACGGTAAAACGACCATCGTGGCTTACGTCATCGATGACCCCGATGTGGTTTTTGAATGCCAGGCGACTACCATTGCCGAGGCGGATATTGGGAACGTCGCGCAAATTTTGGTGGGATCGGGTAGCGCCAATACTGGCATCAGTGCCTTGCAGTGGGACGGCGGAAACAAGGCGGCGAATGGTGCCGGGAAATCGCTGCGCGCCATGCGCCTGGTGAATCGTCCTGATAATGCCTATGGTGCCTATGCCAAAATCGAAGTCATGTTCGCCGAACATGCCTTGATGGGCGTGATTTCTGCGGTCGGCGGCATCTGAGCGTAAGGAGACTAAATCATGGCTATGAATCGTGCGTCCTTTCCCAAGGACTTGGAAGAAGGTCTCAACGCTCATTTCGGGCTAGAGTATCGCGAACATCCCGCCGAATATACCGGCGTCTTCGACACCAGCACCTCCAGCAAGGCTTTCGAGGAAGATGTGCTGATGAGCGGCTTCGGTCCCGCCCCGATCAAGGGCGAGGGCGAGGCGTTCAGCGAGGATGAGGCTCGGCAAGGCTGGACCGCTCGCTATAACCACACTACCGTGGGAATGAAGTTCGCCATCACCCAAGAGGCGGTGGAGGACAATCTGTACCATCAACTGGGTGCCCGGTACGCTCGCGCCTTGGCTCGCTCCATGCGGGAAACCAAGGAAGTGATTGCCGCCAACATCCTGAACCGCGCGTTCAGCGGCAGCTACCTGGGCGGGGACGGCAAAGCCCTGCTGGCGACCGACCACCCGCTGCTGTTCGGCGGGACTTTGTCCAACAAGCTGGCGACCGCCGCCGACCTCAGCGAATCCTCGCTGGAAGACCTCGCCATCATGATTCGCACCCTGGTGGACGACCGGAGTTTGCCGATGGCCGCCAAAGCCACTCGCCTCATCATCCCACCGCAGTTGATGTTTGAAGCCGCCCGGCTGGTGCGTTCCACGTATCGTCCCGCCACCGGCGACAACGACATCAACGCGATCCGCTCCCTGGGTATCCTGGGCGAGGACCCGCACGTGGTTACTCGGTTGACTGATACTGATGCCTTTTTTATCAAGACCGACGTGATGGATGGGCTGAAACATTTTCAGCGGGTGAATCTACAGAGGGGCTCTGAGGATGACTTTAATACAGGGAACATGATGTATCGGGCCAGGGAAAGATTTTCGTTTGGGTGGTCCGATCCACGCGGCCTCGTTGGTTCCGAAGGGGCTTGATG